ACATGAGTGACACTTTGGCAACGCTTTGGTCAAAGTGTCAAGACCTCAAATGTCAAATTGTCACAGACAGGAAACCGAGCCAAATCGCTGGGGTTTCCTGTCAGCCCAGCAGATCGGAGAAATCCGGGTCGGCGTAGCAGCGGCAATTGACCGCCTCGCCTGGATATCCTTCTGATGGTGGGCTGCTCCACTCGAATCGATCGCCGTCCAGCGCCTCGTGTTCCTCGCGGACCCTGTTGTCATTCGCCGTGCGCCAAACGTACCCAGACACGCCGATGTTTTGCTGCCTGGCTTTGTTGACCTCACCAAACAGTTTGCCCACCTGATCGCGGGCAATGAGCGCGGCGCGGCTCTCTGTCACCAGCTCGCGCTCTGCCAACCGTGCCGCGATGGTTTCCCAGCGCGATCCAATGGCCACACCTTCGCGCACGACCTTGGCCACATCGTCAGCTAGTCGCGCACCCAGCCCGGTGATAAGCTGCGCGTTCTCCTCGCTGAATGCTGCCAGTCGTTGCGGGATGTCACGATCAAGCCCGGTCAGCTTACGGATATCGATACCGACTGCCGCCTTGGCCTGTTTGGCAAGCTGCGCCCGCTGAAATTCCGATGTTGCTTGGGCGTACTTCGACGCGATCGGAGTGACCGACTGCGCGCGGATCGCTTTGGCAAATTGGTCAGCGGAGCGCGCAATGAGTCGCTCTATATCGCGCTCCGCATCCGTCCGCACCGGCTGCGGCTGCGGCCATTCGCGCTCGAGGTCGCGCGTCAGGTCTGCCAGCACATCGAGCAGCGGTTTCAACGCCGGTCGAAGCGCGCGCCGGTATTCCTCCGCGATGCGATCAGGTCTAGCTGCTCTGGGCAGACGGGGCTGGCGTGGCATTCGGAACCGTCTCCGCTGGTGGAAGCTGTGGCGGTGGGGTGTTGTCGATTACCGTTTCGGAGCTGTATTCGTCGCTCCCAAACCGAGATGAGCGCACCTCAGACGAAGTGACAACGCCCATGTCGTAGTAAATGGCGTCTGTCTCGGCGACCATCTTGCGAGTCGTCGCGCGTTCTTGCTCGGTCGGCTGCCACAATGGCGGGAAGCTCACTGTCCAGTTGTCTGGCTCGATGCCCTTGGTCGGTCCAGCTTTCGCCCGGAACAGGATGCGCAGGAACCGCTCGTAAGCCGGGAGCACTGACTTTGTCTGATAGTCTCCAACGGCATCATACCAGTTTCGCGCATCCCCCGCCCCGGTCGCATTGAGCCCAGCCGCAGAGACACCAAAGAGTCGCGTCACCGGCATTGATGCCGCAGCCGCAAGGCGCGTGTTGAACTTGTCTAGGACTTCGGGCATTCCCGCAAGGGAGGTGGTCTTGCGCTCGTACTCTTCTTCGGAGTCGAGTAGGATGGTTTTCGCAATGGAACGGCCAAGCTCGATTGCCTGAGCACGCGCGGCAACGTCATCCGGCTTGTTTGCAGCCAGCACAGCAGCGAGCCCTTTGATCTTCATGATCGCGACGCTAAAATCATTTAGCGTGTAGCCCGCCCCAAGCCATGCCTGATTGAAGTTTCGCAGCACGTCATAGACGAGGGCCAGGACTGAGTCGCCCCATCCCTCGTTTTCGGTCGGGTTGCGCTCGGTGACTCGCCGACCGGGAAACACGATCAGCCGCGACTCATGGACCTTTTGCCCTGTCGCCACGCCGGACCACGAATAGACCTCGTAAAGTTTGGCCTTGCCGTAGTCCTTCGCGAACGGGTTGTCCTCCCACTCGACAGCGCGGATCGAGCGCCGCTCAAACAACGTCAGGTGCTTGATCTGCCGAATGCTTTCCATGTCCAGCGGCTCACTCATATCAAGCGCGCCATCCACCGCACCGACAAAGATCGCCGCGCCACCATAGGCCCGCTCGTATTGCAGCCCCTTCTGTAGCCGCTCCTCGAATCCCAGGTCAGCGATTGCCGCCTTGATTGCTTCGACCGTCGCGGCTCGCTGGTCTGCGTCCTCGATGCTTGCAATCGACAGCGTGACCCCTTCGCGCAGTGCGTCCCCAGGAAGCGCCGTGACGATCTTGTCTGCCATGTCGTCGCCACGCCATAGGTCTTCGCATTGCTGCTGAGTTAGGACCGTCGGCAAACACTCGGCGAAGGTTCCCTTATCTCGCTCGGTTCCGAGCCCGGTTAGGATGTTTCGCCACCCGTCAAAATGAGCTGACATTTTGTCAAGAACTGCACAGAGCGTGCCAGTTTGTCAAGGTCACATCCTCATCTTGAGCAGCGCGATCGAGTTCGCCATCGCCGCGCCGTCTTTTGATAGCCCGTCCCAATAGCAGACACCGTACCGCAGCGCGTCGCATGCATGGTCATTTTCCTTGACCGGGTAGCCGTCTTTCTTGTCGTCGAAGCGATAGCCGAGCAGTTCGTCTACGAGCTCCGTCGGTCGCCCAGCCTTTCGCAGCACTGAGTCTGGCGGGTGAATCAAGCTGCCCCGGTGAATCCAGATCCGGCGCTGCTTCCGGTTTGCAAAGCGCTCGGTGACGGCTTGCACGCCTTCGCGGATTGCCTTGTGTGCTGGCGTCGTCGTGCAGCCCCAAGCCCGCTCCAGCTGTGCTCTGCCCTCCGCATCATGGTCGCACACCGCAGCTTCGTACCGGAACCGCCCCTTGTCGTGTAACTGCTCGTACACCTTGACCGTTGCACCGATGTCCGACACGAGCTGCTGTCCCTGATAGAGCTGCCGATAGACGTGGATGTCTCCGCTGTCCGGGTCGAGTGCTTGCCACAGAATCGCTGTGGTGAGCCATCCAAAATCGACAACCTTGATCCGTCGCCAATGATCAGGAATCGGCATCGGATCGCACAAGTGCAAGCCCGGCTCATACGGCCAAACCATTCCCTCCGCGCTGATCCACTTACCAAGTAGCAGCCGGTCGCGCTGCACGCCGGTTAGCGCTTCGAGGTTGCTTAGATAGTCGCGGTCGAGGTGCGGATTGTCATACGGGCTGATCCACTGCGATTCAATGGCTTCCTGCTTGGCCTCGATCAGCTTGCGGTTGATCCAATGGTTTTCGTGGTCAGGGTTGCACGACAGCATGGCCTGTCGCCAGCCCGCCGACTTACCACGGAGGCGCGTCATCAGGACTTGGTAATCCTCGAATGACAGCGCGTTCGCTTCCTCGATCCACAGGAAGTCCACACCATCGCCCTTGCCTATGGACTTCAGCGCCTCGCGTTGCTTTTCGTCGGACACGCCCGCGTAACAGAGCCAAGATCCGTTTTGGTACTCGAACCGATGGTCAGTAATCGCATGATGCGCGCCCGGTCCAATCACTGTTTCGTTGAGCAGTGGGATCACAGAATTACGCAGCGATGAAAAAAACTTGCGCACGACGAGCCCGGTTGAATTCGGATAGCGCTGCATGAGCGCGTGCATTTTCTCGGCACAGAGCAGAGACTTACCAGACCCCGCGCCGCCATGCAGGAGCAGCGTCCGACTTTGGCTGCGCCACGGCTTGATCTGCCACTGTATGGGCTTGAACGTGTGCGCAAACGGCATTTAGTCGCTAGACCTGAGCAGTCGCCGCATTTCCCGCCCGATCAGGATCGCTGGATGTTCCGGCGGTGGCAAGCTCGGAGGCCATGTCATCGGCTGGCGCAGCGTCGCGATTCTCATGCGCCGCGCTCGCCGCCTGTCCCTCGCATTCCCCCCGTTGTTCTGTCGCTCCATTGCTTCCGTCCTTTGGCGGCGGTGGCCACGATTCCGGCGACGCCTCGACTGTGTAGGTTTTGACCTGTCCCTTACCAAGCTTCGGAGGGGCGATCTGGTTTCGCGCTCTGACCACGGCGGCGATTGCCTTGGCTGCGTCGATCTGGGTCCTGTGGTCCCTCTCCCTCCCAGCCGTCCGAAACGCAAAGTGCAGCTCCCTGATCACGTTTTTGCAGATCGCCACGTCTGACCCGAAGTCCTCGGCCTCTTTGGGCCGGATGACGCGCACCGGTCTTGGTTGTGGTTCGGCCTGCTCGTCTGCTGGCTCGGCTGGCTGCTTGGGCTTTACAAGCACACCAAGCTCGATGCCTTCCCGCTCTAACGCCTCCGCTCGCAGCTGCTTACGGATGCGGCAGATTGTCATCGCCGTTACTCGATAGTCGTGCGCTATCGACTCCAGGCTCTCTCCTAGCTCACATCTGGCGCGGATCTCGGCTCTTTGCTCGGGGCTTAGCTTGGCGTTCACTCTAACCTATACTTAACACAGCTTGCGTTAGTGCGTCGCGTCAGATTTAACGCTTGCCAAAGATGCGAAACTTTGATAGCCGGTAGGCACACGTCTAGCACCCCCGCCCACAGTAAGCGCCGCTACGCTGGCTTACTGCTGATCTAGGTCTTGCCCCTGGGCTTCGCCTGGGGCGCTCAGATCAGAACGGTATCTCATCCTCCGACCGCTCGGGCACATCGTCCCGCTCGATCTGCGGCTCGCGCTCTGCGCCGTCTCTGGTGATCTTGCCGGCTATGATTTCGGTGATGTATCGCTTTCCGTCCTTGGCCTCATAGCTCCGAGTCCTCAGTTTGCCCTCTACTTCGACCCGGTCTCCTTTGCGAATGCCCCGCGCTTGGTCGGCCATCTTGCCCCAGCACGCGACTGTGTGCCAGTCCGTGCGTTCGACCCTGCGCCCGTCGCGGTCGGTGTAGTCGTCTGATGTTCCGACTCGAAGCGTGACCAGCGTGGTGTTTGGCAGGTCTTTCCACTGCGCATTCTCAGCGGCTTGACCTCGGATGATCACTTTGTTGATGTCGCTCATCAGTTCCCCTTATCTTTCAGCATCGCACCCTCGACGCGATCGATCTTCAGATGCAGCGCGTTCACGTTGTCTGTCCAAATCTTAACGCACTTCACAGCCCGCACCTGTTCTGTGACGATTGCCCCGATCATCTCTCTGGTTACGTCCGCCTCAATGCGCAGCCGGTCCAGTTCTGCGCGGTGGTGAGTCTGGACCATGCACACAATCGCAAACATGGCCCACACACATGCGTCATCTAGTTTGCGCAGAACCACCAGATCGATCGCAGCCACAAGCCACATGCAGCCGATTCCGATCGTGTCCACATGATCCCACAACCATTTTAATGTCCGCCGCATCCTGTCGCTCATCTCAAACGATTCCTTTCAAGTCGGTCCACATCTTCTCTGCGTATTCCTTGTGCATGCGCCACTCCTCTAGCGCAGCATCAGACCAGCAAGTTTCCGCCTCTTTGCGTTGCGCTTCCAAGCATCGAGGACACATCGGAACCGGAGCAAGTGTTGTATCTGCTACCGTCCACCATGCGCCCATTGGATGGGCCATGTTTCCGCATCGAATCGCCTTGATATCGACTCGGAACTCTGCGCGCTCTCCGGTTTCCGCTACCCACATCATTTGTACGCTACTGGCCCACGGATAGGCGCGTAGGTGTTTCCGCCCTTGCTCGACAATCCACGCTCCGGGGACCTGGATGGCGGTCATTTACCGCGCCCTCTTTGCTGGCACCGTTTTCGGTTTGTGAGGCGTCAAAAACTCCTCACCAATCAGGTGTGTTTTGCCATCGACCCAGACCGCGCATGTCTGGAGCTGCGCGTATCCGTGGACCTTACCGATTGTTCCTTTCGGCAGCCCGCATTGGGCGCGCTTGACCCTGACCGGCATGTGTAGCGCAAACTTCGGGCCGGTCTTGCCCTCGGTGGTTTTTCCGAGTGGGTCGCGATACGTGACAAGCTGCATTTTCTTGCCGTCCAGATTGACAGTGATCAACCATCGATCGTCCATCTTGTGGCACTTGAGCAGCTGCGTCCCGGCAGGCACTTCGACATCGAGGCGCAGATCCATTTTCTGCGCTGGTGTCGCGTCGAGCCGCGTTGCGAACAGAGTCTCTTTCGTGATCACCTTGGCAACTCCGTTTCGTTGATGCGCTCACACTTCCGGCATCGGTCCATATGGTGAACTTTCCTAGCCACCGCGTAAAAGTCCGCAGCCTCCGCATGCAGATACGTCAGAGGACGCACCGACGCCTGGGAATCCTTCCCGCATGCTGTGATATCTACGTCGTTTGGTCGCACCCAGTGAAGTTTCACTTCCCCTCCTCCAAGTCTCCAATTCGTTCCCAACTCAGATAGTCGTACCTGTCCTTCTGTCTGTACCTGCCGGTGCGAAACGTTCCGCAGACCAGACAGATTTGCAGCGCGGTTGCTGTCCCACGATGCGCCATCTGTAACGCAGCATCTTGCTTTTCGTCGTTCCGGTACTCCACTCCCAAGACGCGCGCGACATCTTGCAGCCCGTCCGAGTTTCCATAGGGACGCTTTGAATCAATCACAGGCGCGTTATCTTTCCATATCACGTTTGCATGACGAAGCAAACGCAGGTGGCAATCGCGCAAGTTGAACACAGGACCTTCGCTCACTTCCCCGCCTCCTTCTCTGCCGCGATCAGTCGGATGGTTCTCATCGGCTCACCTCAATCTGTCCCCACTCGTAAACCGCGACCCAAGGATTCTGTCTCCACGTACCATACAGCTTATCCCAGAGCATCGCAAACCAGCCCCTCGGATCGGGACGCCCCAGCGGACCATCTGCGCCCGCCTCTTTGACCCGCTTCTGCCAGTGTTCTCCGTAGCCTTCCGCCCATGCGTCCGCTTCGCTGATACTCTGCACTCGCTCGATGCGAACCTTGACCAGCGGCAGACGTAGGCGACACGCCCAGCGAGGCATGTGAATCGCGGGAGTCCAATCGAAACCACGATCGTCTTTCGTATCGTCTCCGGTGTAGCTGGCACGATACCAAGCCTTCCACCATCCGTTTTCCGAGTCCTTCGGTATCCCTTTGGGCTGTCTCAGATCATCGACAATACCGGTCTCAGGATCAACGCACGGGTGAACGATCGCGCATGTCTCCCGCACCCAAAGCACGTCGTCAGGCCCTCCGATATGAGCTGACCAACTCGAACAGTAGCCCAGGTCGTTGTCCTCTTGCGTGTTCCCCAGCCACAAATCCGCATCGGGGTCATATTCAAAATCAACGATATCCGGGCCTGGCTGTGGCTTGATCGGTCTCCGTGTCTGCGTCTTGGCTGGATAAGCTCGCGCATACTCCGGCTTTGCTCCTTCAAGCGTCGCGCGCACAAGCGGACCTGACATCAGGATCGGGATCTCTCTGCCCATCTCTACGCCTTCCCTTCCTTGCGTGCCGCGCTCTGTGCATCCTTTAGCGCTCGGATACGCACCACCAGCTTTAACCCCTCTGTGAACTGGCTCTCAAGCGCCTGCAATGATGGTAACTGCTCTGCATCCGACAAGACTTTGACCAGGAACTCCGACAGATACCGCAATTCCCTCTCTGCGCTGGCGATCCTCTGCTCAATCGTTGGCATCCTGCGCTCACTCCTTTTCCCGACGTGTACCGCGCCCCGGATGCGGAGTCAACATAATTTTAACTTTTTGTTGACATACTCCTTTTTGAAGTGGTACACATTGCCGCATGAAGCCTGACCGAAAATATCTCGGCGTGCGAGTGCAACAGTGGACGATCGACGCTGTTCGCGCTGTCGCAGCCGAGTATCACCTGACCTATGGGGAGGCGCTGGAGAAGCTCGTCTCCACCGCTAAGCCTATCCTGCTCGAAGGACTAAAGGAGCCGACCCGATGATCGAAGCCAAGCAGCAAAACCCACAGACCGTAACCACCAGAGGCGGAACGGGTCGGAGAGCATGGACCGGCCCAGATTGGGAGGCCACCCGCAAGCGCGCCGAGCACATCGCCGCAGCTCTGCGCCACTACCAGCAGAGCCAGGAAGCGGAGGTGACGCCGTGACTCACGACCTAAACCACTACCGCGCCCCCTCCCGCGTTTGGGAGTGGGTAGAGTCTAACTGGCTGATTCAGACCGTCGTGATCGTGGGCCTTGTCTACGTCGTCGCGGCGCAGTGGAGGTAATGCGATGTCACAAAAGGCCCACTGGTCTGGCTCGTCTGCCGATCTGACGTTTGCTTGCGAGAAGAATGGCAAGAGGCTGGCAAATAGCCCACACCGATCCTGCGATGCGCATCGCTTCACGGTTCTGGCCGAACTCAATCCAAAGCTCTACTGCATCCCCTGCGCCCGAGCCGCCCGCCTAGCGCTGGCCAAAGAGAGCGCGCCAAAGCCAGAGCCGCCGAAGAGCACCGGCCCCCTGCGCTGCTCGACGAAAGGCTGCGGATCGTACGCGGTCAATCCCGAGCATCACGGTCGAACGTACGGCGTGGACCTCGATTTGTGCGATGTCTGTTACTGGCGCAAGCGGGCGCAGCCGGAGCCGCGACCGATCAGCGAGGCGCGGGAGACGGAGATCCTTGGTTACTGTCCCGACATTGGCTGGCGTCGACTGTCGCGCATCGGTTCCAAGTGGGGGCTGACCGGAGCCGAACACATCGCGGATTATGAGCCCACCCACTTCCTACCGCTGCCACCTTCGCCGGAGGTCAAGTGATGGCTAAGTGTAAAGGCTGCCGCAAGATGATCCTGGTCCAGTGGTGGGGCCGCGACCCGTTGCCACTACCTCCCAAGCCCTTTACCCCCCGCTCCCTCGTCGGAATGACGCAGGGGGCACGGAAGCGGGCTTGGCTCAGAGGAGCTCTGAACGACTATCTGTTTCCACATCAAAACAGCACGGGCGCAGAGCACGACGTGCGCAGTGATTACTCATGGTCTGAGATTCGGGTGGATGCTCCGTATTTGGGCACCAAATTGGGCGAGCGTCTGCGCCCGTGTCCGGGGTGCCCCGAATGCGAACACGGCAAGCACTGGCGCTGCGACAACTGCGGCACCACTAAGGGACTTTGCAACCTCACCTTGGCCGAAGTCCGGTGTAAGTGCGGAAAGGGCTGCGGGCAGTGGCGGATCTCGTTCCCTGCAAAGACGGTTTGCGACGGCAGCGGAGTCCTGCCAGCGCGAAAGGAGAAATCATGAAACCCAAAGTAAGAATCTGTCACTGGCAAAAGGGTTACAAGCCAATCGCTCATTGCGGAGCCACCAACGGAGGTTTTCGCACTGTCTCCGCAAAGGCGTTCCACGATTCACGGCAGGCCATTTATTGCGCCGAATGCTCGCGCTTGGCACGGCAAGAGGTTGGCAAGCAGCTCGTGGAAGACTGGTGGCGCGACCGGCTAAGCTCAGTCACTCCGCTTGCCCCCCCCGCCCCGTAACCCGCTAGCCTGTCGCTGCCCTCTGTGACAAGGTGGCAGCACTAGAAAACGCTCGGCGCTCGTAACGTCGGCAGGTTTCGCCCCGGTGTCACCCGATGCCGGGGCTTTTTTGTCCGCTCTGTTTATTCCTTTACCTCGCGCGCTGACCGCTGTCAATGGCCGATCGGCAACAAGGCGATCAGCGGTTCAATGCAGAACTCGCGGCCGGTTCCGCGGTTTTTCCGACGGAGAAAACTTTTTTTTAAAAAAACCTAAAAAAAACCTTGCAAAAAATCCGCTCAGGAATTAGCTTGGTTTTTGTCGGCGAAACGAAAACGAAAACGAAAACGGAACGGAGAAAAAAATGAAAACGGAGAAAAAAATGAAAATGACAATCAGGTTGTACACATTTGGAAACAACCCAGCCCTGGCATTTGAAGAGGGCGGGGTCCTTGAGGGGTTTTCGGGAGATGAAGGCTACCTTGAGGAAGAGGAGGAACGAGCCGAGAGGCTTCGAAAAAAACTAGGTGTCTCGGAAAACGATTCCGACTACCAGGTTTGCAAAAACCACCAGGGGCGTCTCGCCCTGGTGGGCCTCACATGCCAGGGGTGGAGGTTCGCACTGGAAGTCTAAGCCCGCGCTGAGAGGGTTCGCCGGGTTCGACTCCCGGCCAGCGCGCTACCCCATAAGGGGGCGTTTGAAAAAAAGGAGAAAACAGTGAAAAAATTGACCGGTTTGACTCTGGTGGGGAACTTCGCCCCAAAAGAGCTTAAAGTAGAGTTCCTCCGCGAGGCTGGGGTGGAGACCCCCGAGAAGATCTGGGAGGGCAGGCGGCTGTGGTGGGGGGAAATCGAGGGCGAGGTCGAGGGCGAGCGAAAGCTCGACCTCGCCACGTGCCAGGCGACCCTAAACCTGCCACTGGGCAGAGAGACGTGGTTGAGATTTGCCAGTTTGGGATTGATTCCCTGGTTCCAGGAGAACGAGATCCCTCTGGAGTTGCCTCTGAAGGACCTGTCCGAGTTTTTGACTGACCCGGACTGGGAAATTCGGGTGTCCGCAGCGCAGAGCTTGTCCGCGCAGGCGAGGTCGCTCCCCGAAAGGGAGCTGCTGGTTTCGATCCTCCAGGACGAGGACTGGAGGGTGAAGGGCACCGCAGCGGAGGCACTAACTCCGCACGCTGGAGACCCCGCTGTCCAGCGGGGCCTGCTGGCATTTTTGATGGACAAGTCTCGCCTGGCCGAGAGACTGGCCGAGTGCCCCGACGAAGAAGAGGAAATTGTGGACGAAGACGGTTGGCTCCGCTGGCAGGCGGCGAAGGCACTGTCTGGCCACTGTTTGGTGGCGGACGTCCGAGAGGCGCTGGAGGTGGCTGTAAGGGAGGACGAGGCCCTCCGCTGG